GACAGAGGAATACCAAGGGCGCGCTGTTACTATATATTGGGGCATTGAGGGCGTTTCTGACGTTGTTGAAGTCTTCAGCGGCTATATGGACACAATGACCATTTCCGACAGTGGAGAAAGCTCAACGATTGGCCTGACGGTCGAAAGCCGACTTATTACGCTAGAGCGCGCAATACCCAGACGCTATACTGAGGAAAGTCATCAAGCCGTCAGAACTGCAAAGGGATTGACGGGAGCTGACACGTTTTTCAGCTACGTCACTGACTTGCAAGATAAACAAATTGTATGGGGCCGTGAGGTCAGTAATGGCTGACGCAAACATTGACGCACTCAACAACTACGTCAACGAAGTCAGAGACAGGCCATTTCAGTGGCACGTCAATGATTGTTTTATGTTTACGAATACAGCCTTCCAGCGGATGTATGGAGCGGGCTGGGCTGACGATTGGATCGGGAAGTACATGGCCAACGGCTTATACCTCAAGCGAGATGCGCTGCGCCGTATATTCAATGCAAAGAGCCTTATTGACGCGATTGATCAGAAGCTAAAGCGTATCAGCTATGTTCCACCAAGAGGCGCGCTGATTACCACAAAAGGCGCAAAAACTTGGGTAATAGGTGAGGCGCTTGGCATTTCTATGGGGTCAAGCGGCGCATTTCTTGGCGATAAAGGTCTGATTTTTATGCCTATCGAAAACATTAGCAACGCATGGGTCAAAAATGGGTAAAGAGTTAAAAACGCCGTTTAACGTTATGCGTCATAGACATTGGGATAGCCACCCAAAGGCTGAAGTTGTAGGCGCGTATATTCTAAACGCAATCGGCGCGACAACTTTAGCAACTTCTGCCATTGCGACCCTTATTGTCGGCAGTTTGGCCATATCAGTCGTGACAAGCTTTCTCTTGCGCGCACTTATGCCAAAGCCAGCATCATCATCACAAGGCTTGCTAACAAACGCTCGCTCTGCGCTTGCGCCCCACGATCTGATTTACGGTCAAATTCGCAAGGGCGGCACTGTCACATTTATCGAAAGCACTGGTTCAAAGAATGAATACCTGCATCAGATAATTTCGCTCGCCGGGCATGAGGTTGAAGAAATTGGCGATATTTACATAAATGACGAAATCGTTGCAGTTGATGGGCCAAGTGGCTTTGTCACGACCGACAAATGGCAAGATGGCGCAAACAGCAAAATCAGGATAAAAAAGCACCTTGGCGCAGATACCCAAACGGCTGACACTGACTTAGTGAGTGAAACATCAGTGACCTCTGACTTCAAGGGTCAAGGGATTGCTTATATTTACGTCAGAATGCAATATCATAAAGATGTATTCGCGGACGGTATCCCATTATTCACGGCAGTTGTGAAAGGAAAGAAAGTCTATGACAATCGCAACACGACAACGGCATATTCTGCAAACGCCGCTTTGTGCGTTCGTGACTACTTAACTAACCAGTACTATGGCTTAGACAACGACGGCGCGATCAATAACACAATGTTTGATGCAGCGGCAAACGCTTGCGATGAAAACGTAACACTAGACGGCGGCGGCACGCAAAAACGGTATGAGATAAACGGCGTCTTGCGGCTAGATCAAACGCCATCAAACATTCTAGCGGATATGATGTCAGCTTGCGCTGGCACATTGTTCTGGGGTCAAGGCAAGTGGCAGCTCAAAGCTGGTGTTTATTCGTCATCAGTCAAGACGTTCACGCTTGATGACTTGAGAAGCGACATAACGCTGCAAACTAAACGAAGTCGCCGGGATAATTTCAACATCGTCAACGGCACTTTCATCAACAAAGATCAGGGCTATATCAGCGCAGATTATCCAGAGCAAAGATCAACAGCCTTCATTGCAAATGATGCAGGCGTTGAATCAACGCTAGACTTGCAGTTACCCCTGACAACCAATTCAGCAATGGCGCAGCGGCTTGCAAAGTTGACCCTCTTTCGCACCCGTGAGCAAATGACTTTCAGCGCAGATTTCAGCTTAAACGCTCTCAACGTTCAAGTCGGAGATGTCATATCGCTCGACATTGATCGCTATGGCTGGTCAAGCCCATACAAGGAATTTGAGGTTGTCGGCTGGAAATTCAGCAATAGTAGTGACGCAGGCGATTTGCGCATCACGCTCGATCTGGCTGAAACATCGTCAGCGGCATATAGTTGGAGCGCAGAAGAAAGCGCAATAAATGGAAACAATGCGACATTTCCAGACACTAGAACGGGCTTGGATATTACGAATGTTGCAGTAAGTCAGGCGACTTTTCTCGCCCCTGATGGCACTCACTTTGTCAATGCGTCTGCGTCTTGGGATGATGTTGATAATGCGTTTTTGCGCAATTATTTTGTGCAGTGGCAGAAAACGAGCTTAATTAGCAGCGGCTATCGTGCGTTTTACACTGAAGACAATTCCACAACGATCGGGCCGCTAGAGGATGGTCAGGGCTACACGGTCAGGATTTCAGCAATTAATATCAATGGATTTACTGGAGCTGTCACATCAACAACCTTCACGGCTACCGCTGATACTTCACCGCCCTCATTGCCTACGTCAATCTCTGCAACTGGCGGCTTTCGTGAAAACTTTATTGAGTGGACAAACCCGACAGAGAATGACTTTGCAGCGGTTAATATATACGCAAGCTCAAGCAATAGCAGCGGCAGCGCTTCTTTAGTCGGCACAATATCGGGCAGTGCCTTCGCTCATGGTGGACTAAACCCAAGCACAACGAAATATTACTTTCTGAAGTCGGCTGATAATGTCGGCAACTTATCGGCTTTCACTGCAAGCGTGTCGGCAACGACCAGGGCTGATCCAACAAACGGAGCGAACGGCAACCCCGGCGCGCGCTATGCAACCGTTAGATATTACAAGGAATCATCAACTACACCAAGCACAACGGGCTTGCTTTCCAACTTGTCTTACACTTGGTCAACGGGTGTATCTACGGGAAGTTATAGCAATTGGACAACGACCGGGCCGCTAGTCTCAGCGGTTGAGGCTGACAATTTTTGGTACGTTGATGTTGTCTTCATCGACACAAGTGGCACGGCTACATCTTCAGCGGGGTCATCAGTTACTACGCCGCGCAACTTTCTTAACTTCAACGGCTTGGTCACGTTTACAAATGCAAGCGGCACGACCACGCTAAATACAGCGCTTGCTGATAGCTCAACCCAAATTGACGGCGGCAGAATTACAACTGACACAATCATTGCCGACAAGATTAAGATCGACAATATCACGCTCGATAGCGACGGCTCTGGAAATCTTATCATCAAGGATGGTGGAGTTGGCACTGATCAACTTGCGGCTGGCTCGGTCACAAATAGCACCCAAAGCGGCTTAACTTCTTTTAGCTTGGCGGCAAATGCAGCAAAGACGGTCACGGTGAGTTTAACCAATTGCACCGCTGGCAGTGAGATTTTACTAATTTTTAACTATACAACAGCATCGTCAACGGCTGGCGATGCCTTTGATTTGGTTGGCGTTAATACGCCATCAGGAAATGCTTACAATGCAAGCATATCGAACGCACCTGTTCAAAATTTCGTTGCATTACCGTCAGCGATGGTTTTGCGAACGACTGCATCCGCTGGAACAAATACGATTGGCATAACAATCACCGCGCGGTCTGGGAATACTTCATCCTTGGTTGGAATAATCTACGGGCTGATTGCGCAGGAGTATAAAAAATGAGCGACTTTGATGCTGAAATGCTGCGCATAAATAGAAACAATATTCTAAGCTCAACCGATTGGACGCAAATACCAGACGCACCTCTAAGCGATGCACAAAAGCAGGCTTGGCGTGACTATAGGCAGCTCTTGCGCGACTTGCCAGCTACGACCGACCCAGCCAACCCGGTTTGGCCAATTCGACCTACGTGATTTTTTGCGGTTATGCGCCGCATAAGGTACAATGGGCGCGCATATGCTTAAACACTCGGAGTTCCAAAAATGGCAACATTTTCTAAAGTGAATGACTTTGTAGTCAACGCCGTTCACAACATGGATTTAGCATCAGATCAAGTCGTTATTGCTCTATCCAATACCTCACCCGCATCAGAGTCACCCAACCCGTCAGCGGACGGCAACGGAACGCTCGCAAACGTCACGCAGGTTGCTTATACAAATCTCAGCTCGCGCAATGTAACAACATCGTCGTCAACGCAAACTAGCGGCACTTATAAGCTCGTTTTGGCTGACATCACTTTGACATCAACAGGCGGCTCAACTGGCCCGTTTAGATATGTCTATATCTACGATGACTCAGTGACTAGCCCGGCTGACCCTTTGATCGGTTATTATGACTATGGCTCAAGTCTCACGTTGAACGATGGCGACAGTCTGACAGTTGATTTCAGTGCAGCGAATGGCGTGCTTCAGATAGCGTAAGGGCGTCAAATGGTTAAACTGGCCAACAGAGTAAAAGTTGTAACCTCAACAACCGGGTCAGGCTCGCTCAGTCTTGGCGCAGCGGAGAGCGGCTATCAAACGTTTTCGGCTGGCGGGGTCAGCAATGGCGCAACAGTTCGATACACGATCGAGGACGGCAACAATTGGGAAATAGGCACGGGCGTATTCGACAGCTCTGGGCCTACGCTCACGCGGGTTGTCAGCGAAAGCAGCAACAGCGGAAACGCTTTGAGCCTGTCAGGAAATGCCACGGTTTTCATAACTGCAACGGCTGCTGATTTATTTCTAAACGAGGACTACGGGCTTGTAACAGGCGCGGTCGCGTCACTCGATGATTATGGGAGCGTTGCGTAATGGCAAAGCAAGTACAATTTAGGCGCGGCACGACTAGTCAGACAAACGGATTCACGGGCGCGGCAGGCGAGGTAACGGTTGACACAGATAAAAATACGGTCGTTGTTCATAACGGCTCAACGGCGGGTGGCTTTCCTCTAGTAAAAGACCTTGCAGGGCTTGGGATTACGGCGACCGCAACAGAGGTCAACGCACTTGACGGCATACCAGCAACGCTGACAGCAACCGAGCTTGGATATGTTGACGGTGTAACGAGTGCAATCCAAACGCAGCTAAACACAAAGCAAGCGGTCGTTTCTGGCGTCAGCGATGCAGAGATTGGCTATTTGGACGGTGTGACGAGTGCAATACAAACGCAGATCAACACAAAGCAGGCGGTTGTTTCTGGCGTCAGTGATGCAGAGATTGGGTATTTGGACGGCGTAACGAGCGCAATCCAAACGCAGATCAACACAAAGATTGCCGACGTAGTTTCTGACACAAGCCCACAACTAGGTGCAAACTTAGACACAAATCAGTTTGATATTGTAACCATTTCAAACCGTGATCTTGACCTTGCGCCCAACGGCACGGGCAAGGTTGTTGTGCGCGGAAATACAAATTCAGCGGCGATAGTATTGAACTGCGAGAATAATTCTCACGGCGTGACCATTCAGTCACCAGCTCATAGCGCTGGATCAACTTATACCACAAAGTTGCCTGACGCATTGGGTACAACAAACGCAAGCGCGATTGTGACGGCTGATGCAAACGGAGTTGTAACATTTGACAACGGTAAAGTTGAGGAAAGCACGGCGATCACATCTAGCAGCAACGCGGCAACCTTGAACCTAAGAGATGGCGATAACTTCACCCACACTCTGAGTGAAAACGTGACGTACACGTTCAGCAATCCAGCGGCAAGCGGCAAGGTTTCTGCATTCTCGCTGAAGGTCATTCAAGATAGCTCTGCTAGGACAATTACTTGGCCTGCAAGCGTGGATTGGGCGGCGGCTACGGCTCCTACAATTACGGCAACCTCTGGCGGCGTGGATGTGTTTGTTTTTGTCACATATGACGGCGGTACAACATATTACGGCTTCACGGCTGGGCAGGCGATGGGGTAAGAATATGAGTACGTCAAAGAAGCTACTTGAGGCCGCATCAGGTGGGGCTGGTGGTGGTGCAGTAACAGTTGATCAGGTGTTTTCGACGTACCTTTATACAGGGACAGGAAGCAGTCAAAATATCGTAAATGACTTAGACATGTCTGGTGAGGGCGGTTTGACTTGGTTGAAAAGTCGTAGTCTTGGGACTTGGCATCACCTCTTTGACACTGAGCGCGGCGCAAATAAAGTGCTTGTCAGTAACGAAACTGATGGGGAAGTGTCACAACAGTACAGTTCAAATTTAGATTCACTTAATGCATTTAACTCAAACGGATTTACTTTAGGCGCTGGTAACCAATCAAATTTACAAGATGTAAATCAGACAGGTCAAAACTATGTCTCATGGACTTTTCGCAAGGCCCCTAAATTTTTCACCATAGTCCAATTTTCGGGGTCAGGATCAGGAATTAAAACTGTAGCTCACGATCTAGAATCTGCACCAGCACTTATTCTGTTAAAAAAAACGAGCGGAAGTCAAGATTGGTTAGTCTTTTCAAAAGATACCAGTCAGCCACACAATAAGTATTTAAAACTAAACTCAACCGTGGCAGAGCAAAATTATGACAACATCTGGGGGCCAAACGGTTATTTGCCAACTGCTACCGAATTTAAAGTGCAGCATTTAGCGAACGAAAGTGCTACCTACATAGCCTACATTTTCGCAGACAACTCGTCTGAGGACGCAGCCGATCAGATGATTCGGTGTGGTTCATATACTGGCAACGGAAGTACAACAGGGCCAGTTGTTGATTTAGGATGGCCTGCACAATTTATTCTTTTTAAGAATGCAAGTGCCAACGAAAACTGGCAAATTTTGGATTCTATGAGGAACCTTTCAACAACAGGCTATAATGCTCTGATACCTAATCTGTCAGCAGATGAGCAGACATCTACAAGCCAAGATTGGGTACGCCAAACAAGCACAGGATTTTCAATCCACCACGGAACTGCGGAAATAAACGGTAATGGAAATACTATAATTTATTGTGCAATTCGCAACGATATGATGGCAGAAGTTACGGATGCTACTAAGGTGTTTCACATTGAAAAAAGCAGCGCCAACCCAGCGACAAGTATTTCTTTCGCTTCCGATCTACAAATATCAAATTGGACGACTGGAAATGGCTCATCGGACGCGAAATACAAAAACGTATTTGTAGATCGACTCAGAGGTTTTCCGAATGCAGACCAAACGGGCAGCAAAAGCCTAACTCTTGCGCTAACGAGTATATCAAAGGCGAGTGAATCATCCACTGATGCGATGGAACCAACTTACAACGTTTGGAATGATCGATATTTCAGAACTGACAGCGGCGGCAGCGGTCTAGGCGCTGAATTAATAATTTATAATTGGAAAAGGGCGAAATCCTACTTCGATTGTGTTGCTTTTTCTGGTACGGGAAGCACACAGAATATTGCACATTCACTGACAGTAGCACCATCTCTTTTGGTCGTAAAACGGCGAGACGGTGATCCAGCTTATGCGTGGTGTACTTACGCAGAGCCTCTTGGTGCAAGCAAAGTTTTATTCTTGGAACGAAACGGAACAGGGCTTACTACGTCAGATTTCTCTCCATCATCAAATTACATCTGGGGTGACGGTTCAAGCCCAACGGCCCCAACATCCACTGTTTTTACAGTTGGTGGAAACGAAAGAGTAAATGCGAGCGGTGGAAAATACATAGCCTACCTTTTTGCAACCCTCGCTGGCATCTCCAAAGTCGGTTCAGTAACACACAGTGGCACAACCAACGTAGATGCTGGATTTAGCAACGGAAGCCGATTTGTTCTGCTAAAGCGAACAGACGCATTTGCGGGAAGCGATTGGTACATTTGGGATAGTACCAGAGGCATC